CTGTATCAATAATTGGTGTATCAATTAAAGGATAATTAAAATTAATATTTGAATTACTAAATAATAATGGATTTGGATTTATTTTAAAATAATATTCAGTTGTGCCTGGATTAATATATTGATTTAAGTCAATCTTTGGAATAACCACATTATAAGTTTCAGTATTAGTATTTGAATTATATAAGAATAACTCAAAATTAGTTATATTTGATGTATTACCTATTTGATATGAAATTATATCTTGAAACATATTTAAATTGTATAAATTATAAGCATATTTTGTTAAATCCAATGATTTATATGAATATTGATTTTTTATATTTTGTATTTCTACATCTGTCGTATTATTATATTTTATGGATAATTGTGGTAATTCAATCTTTACCTGAATTCCATGTAATAGATCTCCATTTTTTGGGATTTCAAATTGTATTAAATTTCCAAAATCATATTGTGATGGTACTAATACTTCATAATTAAATATTGAAAAATTTGAATATTTCATGTAAACCTGTTTAAAATAATTAAACTGTGGATTACCTATCAATATTTTATCTTGTGCTCCACTTGCTAATAATTGTATTATTCCAGCTGGCATATAATTCTATTATATAATGATCTTTTAAATAAAAATTAATTTAATAAAATAATAAGTTAATTTTTATTAATTTTTTAAAATAAAAAAAATCTCATCTTAGTTAACAAACTAACATAAGTAGATTTTTTCAGTGGTTGCGAATCCATTGAAATTTGTTGATGATGCAGTAGTATATGCGCCCATATTTTTTACTTCAAAATAATCACCTATCTGTAATTCTGGTAATTTCATTTCCATGATTTTATCAGCAGAATCACAAGTTCTACCAAATATTGTACTATCATGATATTTAGTATCAGAATTAATGGTTGGTGGATTTAGTAATTCTAGAGTAGGTTTTGCCATATCATAGGTTATATTTGAAAATGATGAATATAAACTCTCATCAATTATATAGAAGATTTTATTTTCAGTCTTTCTTTTTGCAATAATTGGTGTATATAAAGTATGTGTTTTTGTCATAAAATATCTACCTGGTTCAGATATAAATTTAAGACCACTTAAAATATTCATGTTTGATGAACTACTAAATAATTTTAAAGCTTCATTAATTTTATTTGCTTGATCAATAAACTTTTCATCATCTTCACCTGAAAATCCACCACCAATATCAATAATTTTATAATTATGATTTAAATCTTTTGTATTTATCATAATATCATAAATTGTTTTTACTGCTTCATAATACTGATTTGAATTATAACATCCACTACCAACATGAAATGAAAATCCAGATATATTTATATTATATTTCTTTGCAAGTTTTAAAATATCAATGATTTCTTCATAACTTGCTCCAAATTTTGAACTAAAAGGCATTAAAGAATCTTTATCATTTACTTTTACTCTAATCAAAATTTCAATATTCTTATTTCTTAATTTTTCTAATTCTTCAATTGAATCAACGACTGTCAATGGTATATTTTTGGTTAAGGCATATTCAATATCACTTATACTCTTATAAGGGTTTGCATATATAATTCTATTCTGATTAATTCCCAAATCAAGTATTTGTTTTATCTCACCATAGCTTGCACAATCAAAATTTACTTTAGCTTTGGCAAGAGTTGTTAATAGATACTCGTCGTTATTGCATTTAACTGCATAATGGGGTTGAATATTGGGTAGATGATGATTCCACAAATTTACTTGATTTAATAGAGGTTTTGTACAGACTTTAAAGAAAGATTTTTGTCCCTTAGTAAGTTCAGTGATTTTTTTCAGTATGATAATAATAAAATAAGATAATTTAAATTTAGAATTAACTTTTCAATTTTTTATTTAAATAGGCAATGAGTTTATCAACTAAACTATTTTTTATTTTTTCTTTATTCGTTAGAAAAATGATACCATAATGTAAAAATTATATCATCATAAAAATATTATTATAAAAATTTTCATGTGGAAATAAAAATAAAAGTAGGGAGAAGGGGACAATTTTAAAAATTATAAAAAATTTAAAAGAAGAAAGAAAAGAGAGGGATAGGGTAGTGCGAAGGGAAAGGGAGGGAAAGAATGATATGAAAAACGATGATTTATATATTAAATACTAATCCAGCCATACCATTTTTAAAACTCAAAATGTTATATCCAAGTGCATATGTTTTAATAGTTAATGTATCGTTTTTCTTCTGAATATAATCTATTAGTTGATCGTGCATTTTATACACAAATGATTTATATTTATATGAACTCAAATTTGCTGTACCACTTGGTTGATATTCTTCAGGCATTAAACTAAATGAAAAACTATTAATACCATCAGCGGGTGTCTTTGAATGATATTTATAAGGTTGTACAAAATTTGTAAAACTACTATCATAATTTTGGAATCTATTATATTGTTCAAATGTATACGATGTTGAAAGAAATGGATTTACATCTCCATATGTAGATTTAGGAGAGGGATTTAAAAATTTTACTAATTGAAGAAAACTATCATTTTCATTCTTATAAAACATTGAATATATTGTAATTGATGTTAAATCTACTGAAACAATCTTATAATTTCCATTATAATTCTGTGAATTAAAAATATTTATTGTATCTCCATTATTAAATACGTGATTACCTATAATTAGTTGTATTTTTTGTTCTAATGTAGATGTAACAATATTATTAACTGCCTGTATATTATATATTATACCTAAATTATATGTATCTAAAAAATTATTTGATAGATTGTTATTACTTTGAGCAACCCAATATAATTCTTTAATAGAATTTATAAAGTATGACTCAATTGTTACAGTAGTTGTATTAATATTTGGATAATTATAATTCTGAATAACTTCTATTAAGTACTCTTGAGGAGATTGAGCAAATTTAGTTCTTTCATCTACATCTAAATAAATATAATCAACATTTAAGCTTATATCCATTATTTGTAAAGTATCTTGAAAGTTGTAATCTTTTGGAGCATCTGTGAATATTAAATTATTAATATTATTTAATTCTAATTCAATACGTATATCACTATATTTTAAAAATATTAAAGGTAAGGATCCAGATATATATTTATTAAACCAAAATAATAAAGGAATATTTAATGTATATGTATCTTTTTGAGTATAATCATATGTAGTTAATGAATTAATATTTCCAATTAATTTGTCATATGTTCGCTGCAATTCACTATTTAATGATAATTCATTCCAAATATTAAACCAATCATTAGTATGTCTATCAATAACTTGTCCTCCAATCTCGATAGTTATATTTTTTATTATTTGATGTCCTATATTTTTTATCCAACTGAATTTATAATTTGGATAATTTATATGATTATTCTGATAATTCTTAATATTATTAAATAGAAAATTATCCATCAGTTTAATATTATTTTTAAAGTTTAATAATTCGCTTTTAATACCTACAATTAAATTTGCAGATGAAGCATAATATGATAGATTATAATTTGTAATAATTCTTATAATATCAATATCAGATATACTAAAGTTATTAAATTTCAAATTATTATATAAATAATTTCCATTTGAATCATAAAATTTATTTGTTGGTATAAATTGATTAACTTGAATAACCTTATTATATACAATATTATATTGAGTTTTAAGATTAGTATATGTAGACGATGTATAATATACAGTTGTAATTTGTTGGACTTTATTAAATAAATTGGATAAACTCACATTTTGATTAATTGTTGATATGTATTTATTTAACTCTCGATAATATTGAAATATGTAATTTATTATATTCTTAAAATTAGTATACTGAATCTGTAAATTTAATATTTCTGTAGCATCAGATGCAATATAATTTGAAACATAATTTGGATTTGGTAATAAAACTGTTGGTAAAACAATTTGTAAATACATTTTATTTACCAGATCTCCTACTCGATCGAGTGTACATGAAATTTTATTTCCAAAGTTTCTAGTTCCACTAAATGTTTGTACTAAATTTTCTATTGCAAAATTTGTATATCTGCGATAAACTAATTTAAAGAATGTTATTTGTGGCATTCCCGTTAGAAAAACATCGGCAGTACCATATGCGACTATTTGAATTAATCCACCAGTCATATATTATAATATTATTATAATTTTATATTCTAAAAATAAAATTAATTAAATAAAAAGTTAATTACCGTGAAGTAATAAAGTTAAGCACTTCACGTTAGCGTCAAAAACTTAACTTCTGTTTTTGAAGACACATCAAGTATTTTATTATATAGATGGAATAAACTCCCAATTTAAGTGTGCACATATTTTCTTCCATATAAATATATCCATATCTTTTATCTTTTGATCAGATTTTAATAAATGTATAAATGGTAATATAAAATCTAATTCAGTTAATTCACACAATTTATATATAATATATGAATAACTAATTAAATTTTTACGCATATTCGGTTTATAAATTTTAAATGGTTCTTGCACTTCTCGAAACATTAATCTTAATTTTTCCTCTTGTTCTCTCGCCAACTGAGGAGGTTCTTTTCCAGTTGTTTTAAAAATTATATACGGTATATCATCATAGTATTTATTTAATCCCAATTTACTTAATATTTCACGCATATAATAAGGGGTTATATTTTTTACATCCCCTTTTAGATTATATTTATTAATTTCTTTTTTGATTTTATCACATACCTCATCACTTAATTCAATAACTTCTTTACCTTGAATCTTATTTAGCCACTCATTAAAATGATTCATTGTTTTATATGCTACATATGTTTTAGTATCATTACATTCTTCTTTATAATTTGGAATATCACTTTCAACTAATATTGTTTGACTTTCACCACAAATTCTACATACCATTAATCCATTATGTAAATCTAGTATCATCTCATCTTTACACTTTTCACATAATTTAGAAATATTATCAAATTTATTACGTTTCTTATTACCCTTTGTAATAGTCTCTTTATCAACTTTTGATAAATATTGGTTCAATAGATTAAACTTATCTTGACTATCATCCTCGTAATCCATTAAAATATCAAATACTTCATGTAAATAATCATATTCGTCGTACAATGATAACTGTTGTTTTTGTGAACGCAATTCACTGCACTTTATATTTATAGTATTTTTTTCAGATATATTTACTGTTTCAGTTAACTTTTTTTCTAAATCCACTAATTCCTCATCTAATTTCTCGATTTTTATTTTAGATGATTCAAGTTCATTGGTGATTTCATCGTGTCTAGCAGCTAAATTTGATTTTACAGGTTGTTTTTTAATTGACTGTAATATTGAGTGATACTTTGAATTCTTCTTTTTAAACATATATAATTAATAAATTATGGTTTCTTCTTAAATTAAAAAAATAATATAGTTTTAATTTTTTTAATTAATTTGTTTCTCGAAAATTTTTTTCTATAATAAAGATATATATATCAAATGGGTGGCGGTTTAATGCAATTAGTAGCTTATGGCGCACAAGATGTTTACCTTACAGGTAATCCTCAAATCACTTTTTTCAAAGTAGTATACCGCAGACATACTAACTTTGCTATGGAATCCATTGAACAAACCTTCAATGGACAAGGAGACTTCGGTCGTAAAGTACAATGCCCTATCGTACGTAACGGTGATTTAATCACCAAGATGTACCTCAGAGTAGCAGTAACCGGTGGAAGCACTGTAAACGAAACTGGTGCCTATGCTGGTGCCGAATGGGCTTGGGTAACCTCTCTTGGTCACTCTCTCATCGACAACGTTGAACTCGAAATCGGTGGAACTCGTATTGACAAACACTGGGGTGAATGGCTCACCATCTGGAATGAACTTTCCAGAAAGCTCGGCCAAGACCGTGGTTTCAATACCATGATCGGTAACGTACCCGCTTTAACCAGCTTATCCACACAACACCCCGCATACACCTTATGGGTCCCCATGAAATTCTTCTTCTGCAAGTTCGATGGTTTAGCTCTTCCCTTAATTGCTCTCCAATACCACGAAGTTCGTGTCAACTTTGAATTCAGACCCATTGACCAATTACTTGTAGTTAAAAGTAAAAGTGGTACTGCAATCACATCCAAAGGTTTAGCCGGAACTCTCTCTCTTGCTATGGAAGACTGCTCTCTCTATGTAGACTACATTTACTTAGATTCTGAAGAACGTAAACGCTTCGCTCAAGCCTCTCACGAATACCTCATCGAAGCTCTTCAATTTCCCGGCGAAGAATCTATCACTGGTGCCAACTCCAGATTCAGATTAAACTTAAATCACCCTTGCAAATTCTTAATATGGGCAAGCAAGCTTGGTCGCTACACTAGTGGACAATCTTTCTTAGCCTACAACCCTGCAAGCTTAGAAGAAACTAGATTAGAAGCAACTAAACGTTTTGTTCTCAAGTACGGATTAGTTGCTTCTAATGGCTATATAACTGTAGATTCATATGGAAACATCAACCCAGCAGGTCCTAATTCTTCTTATGCAGCAGTATTCCAAAGAATTAACGCTGTAGCAATCGCTGCTACAAGCACAACTGCAGCTGCCGATGTAGATAACGTCACTATCCTCGGAGAACTCTTACCCGCTGACTATATCTCTTATCCCTTAAACGGAACATTACCAACATCTTTTACTTTTGATTCTGGCGTCGCTTCTGGAACCTTAGCTGTACCTACCTCCGCCCTCTATGGAGATGGTGCCGCATCCAGAGATGTAGTAGTCTACCAATGGGATAACTTTGGTCTTCAACAAGATGGCTCTGAAAACATGACCCAAACTGCATTACTCCAACTCAATGGACAAGACAGATTCTCCCAACGTGAAGGAAACTATTTCAACTACGTTCAACCTTGGCAACACTTCAGCAACACCCCCGCCGACGGTGTTAACGTATACTCCTTTGCCCTCAACCCCGAAGAACACCAACCTTCCGGTACTTGCAATTTCTCCCGTATTGATAATGCAACCCTCGCATTAACTTTCGGCCGTGTAAACCAAGGCAGTGGTGTAGCTGAATCTGGATTCCAAGCTAACTACCTCAACTCTAGCTCTGTATTCTCTGTATACGCTGTAAACTACAACGTATTACGTGTCATGAGTGGAATGGCAGGTTTAGCTTATTCAAATTAAACGTGGTTTTATTATTTTTGTATTTTTTTAGAACTCAAAAAATTGCAATTTTAAAAAACTAATATAAAGACATATTATTTATATATATTATATACATAATGTCTCTTCCAAAGTCAACAAAGATTAAGACTTACACAAAAACTGATGATCTTCGTGAAATTAAAATTATAGTTCCTATCATTGAAAAAATAGAGGTTGAAAAGGTAGTTCAAGTCGTTAAAAAATTTACTGAAAGAAAAATAGTTGGTGAAAAAGAAATAATTAAAACTGTTCCAAAAACTACTGTAAAAACTATATCGACTATTACACACAAAGATATTAATTATAAAGATAAAAGATATACTGTTTGTTATACAAGTTTTAATGAAGATGATATATTATTTCTTATTGACTTTGATAAAAAGGAAAAAGTAATTTTAAAAAAATGGCATTATAAAGATGGTGGATATATTGGTAACACATATTATGAGGATGATAATTTTAAAAGTAAAAGAGAAATATATCTTCATAATTTTGTCATGAATAGATTAACATTTGACGGAAAAGGGCAACACCATACAATTGATCATATTAATAGAATTGGGTGTGATAATCGTTTAGAGAATTTACGAGAACTATCTCAAAGTCATCAAAATATTAATCAAAAAAAACGAGAAAGAATATGCGAATTACCAGAAGAATGTGGTATTAATCCACAAGATATACCTAAAAATATATATTATAAAAAACCAGAAGGATTACACGGAGATCGTTTTTATTTAGAAATTAAATTTACAGATCCTCCATTTAAATGGTTCTCATCTAGCTCAAAAAAAATAGATTTAAAAACAAAGTTACAACATGCTATATTAAAACTTGATGAATATAAACAAGAAAATCCCGAATATGCAGAACTATTAGATACTCTAAATAATGTTAAACAAAGAAATGACCTCCGGAAATCCTTCAACGATATATTACAATTATCTGGTTTCCCCCAAGAAATCATTAATAAGAATCTAGCTGTACTCGAAGAAGAAAAAGAACAACCAATTGATCAACAAGCAAAAGATTTGGCAAAACAATTAATAAATGAAGGGTTTAAATCTGTCACCAGTAACCTACCATTAAATTGCGGAGTAACTCCAGAAATGATACCAAAATATTGTTATTACAAGCCTGCATCAGATAAAAGAGGAGATAAATTTATAATAGAAAGGCATCCAACATTAACTAAAAATGGAACCAGACAATGGGCAACAACTGAAGCAAAATCAAAAACAACAAAAGAAAAATTTGATTTAATGGTTAAAAAAATGAATGAACTAAATAAATTAATTATATAGTTTTAATATCTATAGTTATTTTATAGATATTATGAGTTTTGATTTAAATAATATTATTGGAGAATATATTACATATTTTACTGGTGGAGCAAAAAAAGGAGGTGCATCACCTGGATTCGAACAAGAAATTCAAGACGCTGTAGATCTTAATGGATTACTACAAGTTGTTAATTATTATTTTAGAATAAGAGGTACTGGTGCTAATATAACAGTCGCCAATCTTAATAGTCCAACAATTGCAACCGATTTAGAACTTAGACCAGACCGTATTGGAGAATATCGGGCGAATCAAGTAGCTATAGCAGATAGATTAATAAATTTTTCTACTACAAGAGGTATAAATGGAGACCATCTCAAACAGTTATCTAGAATTACATTAACTTTTTCTCAGGTAGCTCGTGCGGGTCCAGGACCTGTTGGACCACCTTTACCAGGACAAGTTGGACCTCCTCCACCTGGTCCATCAATACCGTCAATACCAGTTGAACCATTAGTACCTGTAGTACCACAACTTGTACCTGGTAGTATTGATGCTTTAATCGATTTAATAAAGAAAGTATTTTTAGATTATAGATATACCCCAAGAGGATTAACATCTGATTTAAATTCTGCAGACTTACAACCGTATGCACTAGTAATGAACAATAATGGAAAATATAATGGAATATATGTTACAAATTTAAATAGAATAAAAGCGGAACTAAGCCAGTTTTATAATCGCAGTATACATAAAGATGGTAAAGATATAATACAAGATTCATTTGCCACATTATACGATCAAAATGGCATTGCATTATATTTTCTTGGAGATCTTTCTACTTTTATTTATGAAATTGACCCTACTTAAAATATAATTTAAATTTAAAAATATTTAAATTATATACAATATATATATATATTAATGAAAAGATTAAATGATTATGTTAAATTAGTAAAACAAATTGGTGGAGCATTAACACCAGAAGATTTACTAGCATTTAATGTTGATAATGGTCGAACTTATAGACAACATTTAATGACTTTTAGAGCATTTGTAAATCAACCACCATTACCAAATCTTGGTCAAATACTCACTTATATTAATAGTACATTCGTAGGTGAGCAACAAGCAGCAATCATTGGTGTAAAAAATGATTTTCCAAGACCTCGTAGCAACTTAGCAGAGAAAAATGCTGTTATAGATGCTAAACTTGTGGAAATAGATGCTGCAATTGCAGCTCTACCTGCACCTCCTCGTCAACCTCTTCAACCTGCTCCTCAACCTCCTCTACCTCCTCAACCTCCTCAACCTCCTCAACCTCCTCAACCTCCTCAACCTCCTCAACCTCCTCAACCTCCTCCACCTCCTCAACCTCCTCAACCTCCTCAACCTCCTCAACCTCCTCAACCTCCTCAACCTCCTCAACCTCCTAGAACTTTCAATACTATACCTCCTGGACCCGCTCCTGCACTATCTGGAACTACACCCGCTCCTGCTCATAGACCATCTCGATCTAGAACTTTCAATACTATACCTCCTGTAATTTTACCTTCTCCAGGACCCGCTCCTGGACCTCTTGGACTAGCTCCTCCACCTTCTGGACTAGCTCCTCCACCTTCTGGACCTCTTGGACTTGCTGCACCTCTTGGACCTTCTGGATCTAGTGTAATTTGTGGACCAGTACCCCCTGCTAGATTTAAAAAAGGAGATCATGTAAGTGTAACTGGATCAACTATTAAATTTGTACCAGGTCCAGGCGGACCTCATATATTAGCCGGTGTATTCCCTTTTAGTAATACACCTGGTACTATATTTCATGTATGGAGAGGTGATGAAGCAATTGATTGGATATGTTGGTTATGGGATACAAATAATAGAATACTTGGAGAATATT